CATACTTTGCGAGGACATGTCCGAAATGAACGTGGAGCTCCGCGGTTTCCTTTCAGTCCTAGGACTGGAGTGGGACCCCGTAATAGTTTGGAATGCCATTCCCTTCAGCTTTTTGCTGGACTGGATATGGGACATTTCAGAGTGGCTGACACGCTGGGCGGCGAAGGCCGCGGCGTTACCAGTCAAGCTCAGGGTCCATGACTTCTGTATAACATGGAAGTACAATGGTTCCCTAACGCTCTCTACGGATCACCTTAACCGGTTTGATCCGCAGGGCGAGATGACCTCGCACACTCGCAGGTTTGATATCCCTGTGAGCAGATTCCGACGAGTCCAGTATCAACCGGACTTCGAGGATCTTCGTCTAGCCGGCTGGGACAAGAACGTCATTGAAAAGACGTCTCTTGCAGGAGCATTGCTAACAACCGAGAGGTTGCAGCATATACCGCTCCGGCGTAAACGCAGGTTTGGTCCCTCGAACTTGCCATTAACAAAAATTGCTCAAGCACTAGGCTGGAAGAATCTTCGTCAATACGGAGTGACAGGCTAGCCATTCTGCCTAACAGGCAGAAGGTGCTCTGTGCATCAACGTCAGGAGGATACGGACATGTTTGCCGATCCCACTACGGTACCAAGCATTACTATCACATTCGACGACAATAATCCCCTTTCCGGGGCTACTACTGTTGCGAGTGCCATGGTATTGAACAAGGTAGAAGCCTCAGGCCGCAAAGCGGTCTATAGGCCTACGACGTCTGTTCTGACAACTTCCCAGTTGGCAGACCTTTCGTTAACGGTGAATCACCAGCCTACTAAGGCTGGTCGTCTCCGTTCGCAGTTCAGAGTAGACGCATCTGCAGTCAGTGCGGTCGACGGCTCGATGAAGTCCTGCTCATTCAATCTAACGATTGATAAGCACAAGGACCAATCAGCTGCCGACTTGCTTAGTCTGCAGTTTTGCGCGTGTTTGTTTCAGAAGCTCCTCTTTGGAGCTTCAGGTTCGAACGCCGCAATTACAACCGCGAATTACTCGCAATTGTTAAACGGTGAATCTTAGTCGCGGGGCGTGGTTGCCCCCGCAAGACAAGATTCGGCCGCGGGTTCCCTGATCGGAGCCTGGGTCTGGTTGCTCGTGTGAGCAACGCAGCCGAGGGTGTCGGTAAGCACGTTGTCGTCCTCCTCTTCGAGTATCTACCAATATGGAGATATTGAAAAGCGAGCGCGACCTTATGGTCGCGTTGACAACAAGCCTGCTCATCGACATAGCCGATGACACAGGATACGTGTATAAGCGTGACGCACGGGAAGTGCGTCGTCGCGTTACATCAGAGGGAGTTAGTTTTCTTACGAAAACGCTCCCTGCGTTGGGAAAGGCCTTGGATAAGGCTCTTTCTTCAGTCGATGGCGTAATGGACTACACGGGGCTTAAGCTCCGCGGAGAATACCCAGAATTTCTGGGCACTCTCTTCCAGCGCGTCTTCGACCAGGCAGGAAGGGTCCTGTCTGATGTATCTCCTCTGTTTGTCGGACACATTCGGCAAATACTGTACCTATGGTACAAGTATGAGCTCCCGCATACCCCGGAGCAGAAGGCGGCTATTGAAAGCCGTTTCATCTGCACGGAGGCAGCGATCCCGGAGAGCATTCCCGACTGCCCTGTTATACAGGGTGCTCGAGATCTTATTGCTCGTGTCTGTCAGGATTTTAGCTATCAAGCTATTGTCCCCAGACACGGACCGGGAGCTGTTGCCACCAGAGAGCAAAGCTGGGAAAAGTGGCGCTTCAAGCGTCTATACCGACCTCTAGAACGGTTATTTCCGTTCACTGAGTGGTATATCCCATCGCTTAGCTATCTGAGCAGCATAGAGTGGCGGCCCCTAAAAGGGGCGTCGCTTGTCCAGCCGCTCAGTGACCTCGAGGTTCTTAGTGAAGGTACAGCTCGCGCTGTGCTTGTTCCTAAGGATTCTCGGGGTCCTCGGCTCATTTCATGTGAGCCTCTGGAGTATCAGTGGA